CGAGGATAATTTCTTTGTTATTGACGATGCTGTTTCAGTAGTATATCATAAAACGGAAAAAGGTTTGGCATCTGGTTTTGGTGCTTTTATGCCACATTCAGAGGGGCCAATTATTCTAAACACTAATGCTATTATTGGTTCAGGTAGAATCCATCCTGAGGTATTGAATAATTATAATACCCTATTCTCCAAAATTGTAGTTCCCCCAACCAAAATCGTAGTCTAAAAATATGGGTTATTACACCAATGTTTATCGTTATGGTAATACGCTACATACCCGTGAAATTATTGATGGCAAACGTATTACTAATGAAATAGAATTTCAACCTACAATTTGGAGTAATAGACCCACATTAAATAATCCTACTACTGAATGGACCGATATTTATAAGAAACCAGTTTATCCTATTAAATTAAATAATATGGGTGAATTATATTCTTATAAAGATAATAACACAATTCTCTCTACTCCTGGACCCATTTATCAATTTATTAATGAATATTATCCTAAACATATAGATTGGAAATTTAGTGATATTCGTTTCTTTATTATTGATATTGAAACAGAAGTAGAAAACGAATTCCCTAATCCAGAAGATCCTAATGAAAGAGTTCAATTAATTACTATTAAAGATATTAATGCTAATAAAGTAATTACCTTTGGATTATATCCTTATCATGGAACTAATAGTAAATATATTGAATGTAATGATGAATTAAGTTTATTAAGAAATTTCTTAGCCTTCTGGACTAGATTTTATCCTGATTGTATAACTGGATATAATTCTACTTACTTTGATATGCCCTACCTTTATAATAGAATTAAGAAATTATTAGGTATTGAATTAGCAAATAAATTATCACCCTATGATAAAGTATCCCTAAAAGATAAAACGATTGGTTCTAAAACATATCAGTATATTGATATCGCTGGTATTTCACAATTAGATTATCTATTATTATATAAGAAGTTTACCTATAATACTCAGGAATCTTATACCTTAGGTTATATTACCAGCATAGAATTAGGTGAAAGTAAAGTAGATAATCCCCATGAAACTTTTAAGGAATTTTATACTAAAGACCCAGAATTATTCATTGATTATAACATTCAGGACGTAGAACTTATCCATAAATTAGAAAATAAACTAAAATTATTAGATTTAGCATTGACCATGATTTATGATGCTAAGATTTTATATGATGATGTATTCTCTCCTATTAAAACTTGGGATGTTATTATCTATAATTATCTTAATGATAATAAACAAGTTATTCCAAATAAAGATCCTAATAATAAAAAGACCCGTAAATATGGTGGTGGATATTGTAAACCTCCCTTAATTGGTAGACATAATTGGGTAGTATCATTAGATGTTACCTCTCTTTATCCAAGTCTTATTATGGCCTATCAAGTAAGCCCAGAAAAAATTACTAACTATCGTCTCAAGGTATCAGTAGAAGATTTATTATCACAATCTATTGATTTATCTGCTATTCATGATAATGACCTAACCATGACTGCTAATGGGTGTTGTTTTGAAAAGGGAAATAAAGGGATGTTGCCCACATTAATTCAGCAATATTTTGATAAACGTACTAATTATAATAAAGAATTGTCTATTGTAGAACAGGAATTACAAACAATTGATAAATCATCTCCTGAATATGAATTAAAAAAGAATAGATATACAGAATTAAACAATAAACAAAAAGCCATGAAAATTCTACAAAATTCCGTTTATGGAGCATTAGGATCTGATCATTTTAGATATTTTGATCTTAGAATGGCTGAGGGTATTACTTTTTCAGGTCAATTAACTATTAGATGGGTAGCCGATAGATTAAATCAATATATTAGTTCCTTAATTAAAGATGATAAAGATCGAGTAGTATTAATTGATACCGATTCTATTGTATTAGATTTATCAGATTTTATTGATAAATATATTCCCTCTAAAACTACACTAGAAAAAGTAAACTTTATTGATAAATTTACTAATACTAAAATTCAACCCTATGTTAAAAAGTGTGTAGAGGAATTAGGCAATTATACTAATGTATATGAGAATAAGATTAGTTTTGCCAGAGAAAATATAGCGGATACTATGATATCAGTTCAGGCTAAAAAATATGTGATGTCTGTTTGTAATTCCAAGGGTATCTATTATGCCACACCCAAATTAAAAATAATGGGATTAGAAATGATTAAAGCCTCTACTCCTAAACCTATTAGAGATACATTAAGAAAAAGTTTATCAGTTATTCTTTATGGGAATGAGGAACAAACTCAGGAATTTATTAGTAATTTTAGAGAAGTATATAATACTTTATCGGTTTCTGATATTGCTTTTCCAAGAGGAGTATCTAATATAGAAAAATATGCTGATGAACAATCTATCTATAAACCTGGTATCTGTATAAAAGATAACGGTAAAACAATAAACACTGGAACACCTATTCATGTTAGAGGATCATTATTATTTAATCATTATATCACTAAGTATAAATTGAATAATATTTATGAACCTATTAAAACCAGTGATAAGATTAAGTATGTTTATATGAAATTGCCTAATCCTATTAAAGAAGATATCTTTGCATTTCATAATAAAATACCCAAAGAACTTGACTTAGAGAGGTTTGTAGATTATAATACCATGTTCGAGAAATCTTTTCTGGCTAATATTAATATGTTATTAGTCCCCTTAAAGTGGAAATTAGAAAAGCAAAACAATTTATTTGATTTTTTGTAGGAGTACAGCATGAGTTTATTAGAAAAAATACGTAAAAATTCTACCATTAAAGAGACTTCAGTATTATCAAAATCAGTATTATTAATGGATAAAGAATTAATTACTACATCAATTCCAGCATTAAATATTGCATTATCAGGTGATATATCAGGAGGTTTTTCTTCAGGTATTTTAAGTATTGGAGGTATTAGTAAAAATTTCAAGACAGGAATTTCCCTAGTATTAGCCAAGAGTTATATGGATAAGTATTCAGATTCAGTATTATTATTTTATGATGGTGAATTTGGTAGTCCTAAAAGTTACTTTAATAGTTTTGGTATTGATATGGATAGGGTAATACACACTCCTATCATGGATATTGAGGAATTAAAAAGTGATATTGTTAATCAATTAAATGTCTTATCCCGTGGTGATAAACTTATTATTATCATTGATTCTATTGGTAATTTAGCGAGTAAAACAGAATTAAACAATGCTATGGATGGAAAAACTACTGTTGATCTTACCCGTAATAGAAGTTTGAAAAGTTTATTTAGAATGGTTACTCCTATCTTAAAGGTTAAGGATATTCCTTTAATTGTAATTACTCATACTTATTCAACATTAGAATTATATTCACAAGAAATTGTAAGTATGGGTAGAGGTGGCGTATATTCCTCTGATTTAATCTTCATCATCACCAGAAGGCAAGAAAAGGAAGGAACTGATTTAGTAGGATATAACTTCGTAATTAATGTAGATAAATCCAGATTTGTCAAGGAAAAATCTAAAATTCCTATCAGTGTTACTTATGAACATGGTATTTCTAAATATTCAGGATTAATTGAAATTGCCGAGGAAGCAGGTTATGTAGTAAAACCAGTAAAAGGATGGTATAGCAAAGTCAATAAAGATACAGGAGAAATTGAGGAAAAGAAATACCGATTTAAGGATACTAATACTAAAGAATTTTGGGATTCATTATTATCTAATACTGGGTTTCAGGAGTGGATTAGGCATCGTTATCAAATTGGTTCTGGATATATATTAGAATCAGAGGAGGATACAACAGATGATACAATGTAATAAAATACCATTAAAAGACCATTATCAAATTATTAAATATCATATTGTTAATGGTTATATAGAATATAAAAAAGACATTATCTCCAGAAAACGGATTTCTGCTACGGTATGTTCTTTAGATCATAATAGATTTAATTTAGTTGTCGATGATAATACAAAAACGGTTAGGGAAACCGCAAATAATAAATTCGATAAAGACTATGCAGAAAAAATTGCAAAAGAAATAGAGGAAGAATTAAATGTTTTATGAAGATTATGAATTAATTCCCATCCCTGATAATAATGTTTACGCCATTAAATTAATCACTGGACCTTTCGCAGGTATTACTTATTGCTATGATAAATGTTCTTTAGAGGATGAAAAAGATCATGCTACTCTAAATTTTGAATATGATATTATAGAAGACATTAATGAAGAATATGATATCAAATTATTTGAAAAATATATTGGTGATACTTTATTAGATATAATGGAATCTCAATTAGCAGACAATTCAATAGTTTATTCGGGTGGAGTAGAGGATATTTCAAATGCGAATTGAAGAAAAGATTATCTCTAATTTAATCTTTAATGAAAATTACATTAGAAAAGTTTCTCCTCACTTAGATATTGAATATTTTACAGAAAGAAGTGAAAAAATAATTACAGATGAAATATTAACATTCTTTAGAAAATACAATAAAGTTCCTACTAAAGATATTCTTACTATTGAATTAAGTAATAGAACAGATATTAGTGATAAAGATTTATCTGAATATAATGATTATCTTAATAAATTAGATATTGATGATAGTAATTATGATTGGTTATTAGATAATACTGAGAAATATTGTAGGGATAAAGCAGTATATAATGCGATATTAAAATCTATTGGTATCATGAATGGTTCTGATCCTATTTATACCAAGGATAGTATTCCAAAGATTTTACAGGATGCATTAGGAGTAAGTTTTGATCAATCAGTAGGTCATAATTACCTAGAGGACGGTGATAAACGATATGAATTTTATCACGCTAAGGAAGATAAGATTCCATTCGATTTAGAAAAGATGAATGATATTACTAATGGTGGATTAAGTCTAAAAAGTCTTTCTATTGTATTGGCTGGTAGTGGTCGTGGTAAAAGTGCATTTTTGTGTCATGTTGCTGCTTCTACTTTATTACAGAGTAAAAACGTATTATATATCACATTAGAAATGGCTGAGGAAAGAATTGCTGAACGTATTGATGCTAATTTAATGAACATTACCATGGATGAATTGAAAACAATTGAGAAACCCAAATTTGATAATAAATTAGCCAGAATCAATAAAAAAACCCGTGGTAATTTGGTTATTAAAGAATATCCTACCACATCAGCACATACAGGACATTTTAGAGCATTACTAGAAGAATTAAAGATTAAAAAAGAATTTGTACCTCATCTATTAATAGTAGATTATCTTAATATTTGTGCCTCATCCAGAATTAAAAACAATAATGCCGGTAATTCTTTTACGCTTTATAAATCTATTGCAGAGGAATTGCGTGGATTAGGTATGGAATATAATGTGCCTGTATTGTCTGCCTCACAATTAACCAGAGGTTCACAAACGTCTAGTGATGTAGAATTAACGGATATTGCTGAAAGTATCGGTGTCATCTATGTAGCAGATTTAGTATTTGCATTAATGGGTTCAGAAGAATTAGATAGACTCCATCAAATTGCAGTTAAACAATTGAAAAATAGATACTCACCCATTAGTAAAAATACTCGTTTTGTAATTGGTATAGATATGGATAAAATGAAATTCTATGATGTTGAATCTAGTGCTCAGAGAAATCTTACTATCGAAACTTATGATGAATATATTACACCAGAAACAGATATATCAACAGTAATAAATACTCAAATAACACATAACAAATTTAATGAATTTTTATTTTAAGAGGATGATAATATGGATGAAAAAATAAAACTTAGAGAACAAATTGGGTTTATTCTAAATGGTGAACCAATCGATCCTAATAAACCAAAAGAAGAAGAACCTAAAAAAGAAACCGAAGAATAGATAATATATCCCCTGCTAAATCCCCTTAATTGGGGATTTTTTTATATGAATAAATATGTGTATAATATTAAATATATATGGATAACTATGATTAAATATAAAGCCTTATTAGAATCTATTCCTAATGTTTCTTTAGTAATGGGATTATCAGACTTCAATCCTCCTGCTATTGGACACGAATTATTAATTAGAAAGATTAAGAAAATTGCTGAATATCAAAATTCAGATTATAAAGTTTTTGTATCTACTACTTATGATAGGACTAATAATCCTCTGGGTATTGATAAAAAATTACATTATCTTAATTTAATGTTTCCTAATACTAATTTTGTGGCTAATGACCATGATAATTTATTATCATTACTAAGATATCTTAATAATCAATATAAGAATATTACTTTAATAGTTGGGGATGATAATGTTGAGGATGTTACTAATGCAGTAAATAAACATAATCATGCAGTATTTTATTATAATACTGTTAAAATTGTTCCATTAGGTATTGATAATCCAGATTTTGATGATGCTCCACAATCACCTATTCAAATGCGAGTAGCCGCTTATTCTGGTGATTTTGAGAAATTTCATGCAGGATTACCCTCGTTTTTTAGATATATTGATGCCAAGAGATTAATGAATGATATTCGTGATGGTATGGGATTATCAGAAATTCGTGATAAAATCGAATTAAACCATGATCATGTTAGAGAAAGTTATTTTAATGGTAAAATATTTAATGTGGGTAATGTGGTAGAATCTGCTGGTAAATGGTTTGAAATTACTGGTAAAGGCACGAATTATTTACACGTTGTTGATGGACTAGGTAATAAATCTCGTAAATGGCTTCAGGAATGTCATGTTATTGAGGAATCCATTAGTAATATTTTTAGATCAAAAGATAGATTAGAAGTGGGTAGAATTATCGGATATTTATTGGGCGTTGATAATGTTCAATCATTATCTGCCGAAAATGCTGTTGATAAAGGATTATTAGCCATTCGTTCTAAACGATTAACGCCAGAAGTCATTGATATTATTAAGAGAATGTTAAAAATGGCTAGGGATATGAATATTAATTTCAATAAATCTATGTTACCTTTTAGTTTATATGAATCTGTTGTGGTAGACACTAATAAGAAAGATAATTTATCACAGGATATATTAAGAAGTGGTGATTTTGAATTACTACAAAAGTTAGCTGATACCGAGGAAGAAGAATCTGATAAAAAAGATATTACTAAAGTCGGTAGTAAATATGGGGTTAATGATATCTCCAGAAAATTAAGAATTAAATATAATATGGATGAATCTCTTGTTAATGAAGATATTGTAGCGGCTGATAGAGGATTTAGTAATGGTAGAAAGACTATTTCCAGAGTAGTAACCTTTTCTAATAGTAAGGGCGGCGATATGCTTCATCAATCTGATCCAAGTGATACCAGTCCAGTTTTAGATAAAGATGATAGAACCGAATTACAAGGTAAGGGTTTATATGGTCCTAAAGTATCAAAAATTAATAATAAACCCTTATTAAAATCTAAGGCAATTAAATGATTACTTATACCGATTTAATTACTTTAATAGAAGGTAAAACTTCTGCAATGCAACGTCGTAGAAATCAACGTGGCTATTCTCATGCTGCTATTAAAAGCGAATTTGAAGATCGTCCCTCTCTATTATTAACTACTAGAAAAAAGAAAGTTAAACAAGAAGATGAAAAGGAAATAGATGAATCAATAGATGATTTTCCAGAGGAAGAATTAGAAATCTTTACTGAACAACAATTAATATTAGAATCACTTAATACCAAAGATCGTAAAGATATTTCAATGAGATTTAAGAAAAATGCTAATATCAGAAATAGAGCAGAAAAATTTGCCCTAAGTCATAAAGCAGATAATGAAACTATTGAACATCGCGCCCGTAAAATGGCAATATTACTTCTAAAAAAGAAATTAGCCAAAAAACCATTAAATTCTTTGTCAGTGGTAGAAAAACAACGATTAGAGGATTTAATTAAAAAGAAGGGTGTTATTGTAGAGAAAATTGCCAAGAAGTTAAAACAAAAGATTCTTAAATTAGAACGGGATAGATTAAATAAATGAGTAAAACCTTAGTAGTATCATTAAAAGTAAGTTTGGCTAATGAATTTATCACTGCTTTTAAGAGTCAAGTAGCGCATTGGAATATTGAGGGTATAAATTTTCCACAATTACATACACTGTTTAATGAATTATATACTGATTTATTTGATGATATTGATGTTATGGCAGAACATATTAGAACTTTAGATGAATATGCTCCCTCTAGTATTACTGAATTATTGAAATTAACTACTATTAAAGATAATATTAATGGTAAAGAATCAGAATTGTTATCAGAATTATTAGTATCATTAAAAGAAACATTAGATGCTTTTTCTATATCATTAAAATTAGCACAGGAAAATGGTAAGGAAGGTATTATAAATTATTTATCTGATAGAATAGATTCATTAGAAAAATTACATTGGAAAATTAAATCTACAGGTATAAAATAGAATGAAATACAGAGAATTATTCGAAAGGGTTAATTTAGTAGAATATACTGAATTGTTATCTAAAGAAACTCAAGAATGTAATAATGAAATAATTAATGAAACATTATTATCTATATTTGATCCGATAGACACTTGGGTAGAGAATTTTATTAGTTCTCCTAAATTAATAGGAAAACCTGTGGATAAAATTAAACAACATGCTATCTATGCTTATATGAAAGCAAAAAAACAAAATATTCCTTACATCAACATTTAACAAAAAAGAGGTTATCAATTATGTCTTTATGGAATAAAACCGATACAAATCTGAGCAAACCAAAATATATCCATCGCGGGGAACTTACAGGTATTCGTATTGCTAATGGTGGAACTAATTATGATGTTCCTACTGTCGCATTTACAGGCGGTTCCGGTTCTGGTGCTGCTGCTACTTTAATCGTAACAAATGGTGTTATTACTGGCGCTACTATTACTAATCCAGGAAGTGGCTATACCGCCGCTCCTACTGCTACTGTTACCGCTGTTGGTGGCCTGATTAAATCCGTAACAATTGGCGGTAGTGGTGGATCTGGTTATGTTACTCCCACTGTCGCGTTTACAGG